GTGAACTGGTAAGTTCCGCTGACTGTCGGAGCGGCAGTGACGGCCGTCATTTGTATTCCCGCGGAGAATCCAGTCCCGCCGGTGACAATCACGCCCAGGTCAGTGACCGGCGTATGCCCGGGAGTGACCGTCGCGGTAGCCGTCCAAGCTTCGTTGTACTGCGGTCTTTGCACGCCGGCCGCCGTCGGCTGCCCGAAGTAGAGCTGCGAAAAGAACATGGGATCGAGCGAGGCGATCTTGCCTTTGCCGCTCACGTCGACCTTGCCGCGCGCGATAGCCAGGGCGAACTGCTGGGTGCCGTAGAGCTTCTTCAGGTCACCCTTGAACTGGAGCTGGACCTCCTGCAGGATGCCGAATTGCATCGGCGTGGGGTTGGTGACGAGGTTGCCGGCGTTGGGGATACCATAGAGCACCCCAGATCCGAACTGCGGATTGAGCATGGTGTTCTCCTGAGGCGCTCCGAAGAGCGTCGGGTTGGAGGTTGAGGTTTAGAGCCGGAGTTTAGAGTTGGTCAGCGTAGATGGCGCCGATGTTTCCGGAGAAGTCGGCAGAAGCTTCAAAGTCGAAGTCGGAGATCCAGAAATCTTCCTGCTTGGTAGGGATCTGGACCGTGCCCAGGACGCACGCGTTGAGCTGCGCCGCGAAGAGCTGGCCTTTGAAGTTGTTGTAGAGCAGCGCCTGGAACTGAGGCGCGTAGCCCATCAACTGGTTCGCGATCGCGAGCGTGACGCCGCGGTCGTTATCGTCCCAGACGTAGCTGATGGCCACAGTCAGCCCCGCAGCGACATCGGCTGCATTGAAGACATAAGCGGCTGAGGTTCCCGTAAGTCCCTGGTCCGTCCACACCGCGGTGCCGTCATTCGTAGTGCCCGCCAGATCGTTAAACGCCGGCATCGCAGGTCCAGAAGTTCCCGCGGTAGTCACCTTCTGCGTGTGTCCCGCGATGTCCTCGATGGTCGCGTTGAGGGCGTAGACATGGTCAGGCAACCACCCAGCTCCCTGCGTTCCGACCCATGGAGTGAACTTGTACTGCCCGGTCCCTGGCGCTGCGATGCCGGAGTTGGTGAGATGCGTGCCGACGGAGAACCCGGTGCCGCCGGTGACAATCACGCCGAGGTCGGAGATTGCGCCAACATTGCCAGTAGCGACAGACGCCGCCGCGGCGTGTGGTTCGTTGTAGGCTGGACGGTTGACACCCTGAGCTGTCGGCTGGCCGAAGTAGAGCTGCGAAAAGAACATCGGATCGAGCGAGGCGAGCTTACCCTTGCCGCTCACGTCGATCTTGCCGCGCGCAATGGCGAGGGCAAACTGCTGCGTTCCGTAGAGCTTCTTCAGGTCTCCCTTGAATTGAAGCTGCACTTCCTGCAGGATGCCGAACTGCATCGGCGTGGGGTTGGTGACGAGGTTGCCGGCGTTAGGGATACCATAGAGCACCCCAGATCCGAACTGCGGATTGAGCATGGTGTTCTCCTGAGGCGCTCAAGTAAGCGCGTGGGGTTGGTGAGTTGAGCGGGAGGTTATACGAGGATGTTGATGGGCAGGATGGCGGCGGCCTGCGCACCGAAGATTCCGGGGTCCAGATCGCTGTCGCCCTCGATCCAGCAGTGAGTGACCAGGCCGCCAAGGGTGAACTTTCCCGTGCTCACGTCGTCTGGAACCACGGCTGCATCGATAGCCATGAGCAGGTTGTTAAGCGTGGTCTCCGGGAGCGTCGTCTCAGTCCCGATGTTCTCGGCCGGACTTTTATCGAAAACATAGAGAATCAGCCAGCCGCGAAGTATCAGCTTGGAAGGCACACCGGAGATCCTGCCCTCGCGCGGGATATGGATCTCCTTGCCGGCCACCTGAAAGAACGCGGGCTGATCTGCGATGGTCAGTTGCGGAGGAGCGATATGCTTGCGGCCCATCGACACAAACGAGGTTTTAAGCTGCGATTGGAACCAGGCAAAGAGCGCGGCCCAGATAGCCTCGCGGTCGACGGCAGCGTATTGATTCAGACTCATTGGTAGGCCTCCGCAACGCGCGAAGCGATAATTTCCATGATGGGCGCCGAGAAGACCTCTTTAGCCTGGCGCAGGAACGGGTGCGGGCTCACATCAAAAGCGGTGTGACCCATCGAGTAAAGCGTGCTGGAATTGGCCGCTGTGAACTGAAAGAGCTTGCCCTCGACCGCCTTGACATGAAAGCCCTCATCCAGCGCGGTCCCGAGGTAGCCCCTGAACTTTCGGCCGCCGCTAGTCATCTCGCTCTGCGCGTCAACCGTGCCGATGATCAACTCGGCCGTTTCCTTGACCCGTGGCGAGCTGAGGATGTCAGTGAAGAGTTGGCCGGTGCGAGACTGAATGCCAGCGCCGGAGGCCTGCGAAACCGCCTCGGCCGCAAGGCCCTCCATCGCTTCCTGCATACCCTCACGCATTTTTTGGAAGATGCGCTGCTTGACGCGCTCCACATACTCGACCGCCGTGTCGACGCTGCGCTGTTCAACGATGATTTGAAGCATTAGAGCAGCCCCATTCGGTCGAGTACGCCGGCCAGGCGTCGTCGAGCAACCGGCAACAGATACGCCACCTTGCGCTCTGAGCAGCGCATCGCCCTTGCGGTGCTCCCATAGCTTTCGCGATCGCGATAGATGAGCATCAAAACCGCCTGCTCTTCCTCGGTCAAACAACCCAGCGCGCGTTCGAAGTCGATGATTTGCACGATGCGGGCGTCAGCATTGTTCTGGCCCATATTGCCCGGCCGTCCCCTTTCGCGGTCAAAGTGTTGCGTCTTCCCCGAGCGAACAATCGCGCGATTGACTCCCCACTGGCGAATGCGTGTCATTACGAGGACATCGTCGGGCGTGAGCCGGCCGCGGTCTTCATTGACGCGCACCTTGTGTTTCGCGATTATCAGATCGAGTGCGCCCACTACTGAACCTCGTAGACGCTGCAGTTGGTTCCGTCGAAGACGGCTGCAACGATGATGGGATTAAGTTGGCCGAGCGGCATCGAAATGTTCGGAAGCCCGGCGATACCGGCATTCTGGGCGGGCATCCATACGCATCCGGAGCCAAGTACGATGGTGGTCGCAGGTGCGGGAGATCCAGCCGTGGAGGGGCTCGGCGTGATCTGAATAAGAAAGCGATCTCCCGCGGTCAGGCCGGTCAGATTGAGCGTGCGCGTCGAGATGGTCGCGGTAAGCGCGACAATAAACGCCGAGAGTGTGTAGTGAGTGCCGGATACCGTTGTCGGAAGGGTAATGACTGATGCATCCGCTAACGGGAGAACCTGGGGAGGCGTACCCATCAAGATAGCTGTCTGCACCGCGCCGTTCCAGCCATTCTGCACGGTGGCAAGCAAGTCCATCGTGGCGGATGGCACGACGGGAAGATAGGGCGCCAGGACATCGAAGTTGCAGACATTCGATGCACACCAGTCCCCAGCTCCGTTCGAGGTTCCATGCGGCTGAACGCAGGTATAGCCAGGCCCGAGCGCGGAACTCTTCGACGTGGAGAGGGTAACAAGATAACAAAGGTCCGGTGGATTGGTCAGAGAGACGTCTGATAGCTGCACCGAGAAAGCGCCGTTAGTCACCAGCGCAGTGACCGGGGCTACAGTGGCAATGCCCCCCCCTGGAAGAACATAGGAGGCTGGCTGGCCGCTTGTGAAAGTAAGTTGGAAGCTGATGCGGCCGTTCGCAGGCGAGCCGCCGTCGGTGAGATGCGCCGCCGAGACGGTGACCTGCGCCGGAAGCAATGCATAGATACAGAGCATCCCAAATGCGACCAGGGCAATACGGATCAAACTGCGCTTCATGATCTCTCCTTGAAAAAATAGGGGACGGAAAACCTGCACTCCGCCCCCTGCCCCAAATCCGTTTACTTCTTCTTTCCCTGCGAACGGAAGGCAGGCTTCGCCATGCGCTCTTCTCGCTCTTCGCCGCGGCGATCCACAGAAGGCGGCTTGCGTTCGTAGCGTTCGATCACCTGCAGCACGTTCGGCGGCGCGTCAAACTGTTCAAGGCGCGAGGTCTCACCCTCTGTTGAACGCCGCGCCGTCACCCCAACGTTCGGCCGCTGCTTATATCGATACCCGCACCAATCGATGACGGCCTGCTCGATGTCACTTGGCAGCGTGATCTGACCAGGTGTCGGATCTGATCCAGGCTGAACGTAGCCGGCGGAGTAAGTGAGCTTGACCGCCGCGCCATCCGTGAAGACATAGCCGTTGAGGTAGACCTGCCAGATACGCTCCGGATCGATGTCCACGTCGACGTAGTAACCGAGCGCGATCTTGTCGGCACTGGAACTAACTGTGGTGCCCGCAATCGCAAGCCCGGTAACCGCAACGATCGGCCAGTGGAACGCGACCAGGCGGCTCGATCCGTCGCCTTGGTGGACTTCCGTATAGCTATCGAGCAGAAGATCCGGCCGCTTGATCGCACGCATGAAGTCCATGCTCACAGCGGTAATTAGCCGCGAGAGAGTGACGTCATCGCTCGGGTTTGTCGGGTTGATAGGCAGCCACTGCTTGAGTGTGGCGAGAGTTGTCAGGTCTTGAGCAGCCATTTACGCCACCAAATTTCTGTAGAAGTCGAGTAGCCGACGCGCGGCGACCGGCAGCTCATCACCCTCACTGCCGCAGTTGTAGTAAGCCTCAGCCGTCAGCTTGATCGCGGTCCGGATCTCCTCAGGAACCTGCGATCCAGCCCACCCGGCGACATTTGCGACCGATGCCTTCGCGGTGTCTTTCAGCGTTGCGTTGCCGTTGACGTCCACCGAAGCGATGAAGGTATCGAGCGTGGATCCGCTCGCGCCGGCGCCAGGGATCGAGATCGGCAAACCGGTATCTCCCGCCATCAGCGGAGCATCGTCCGGATTGAAGGTGATACCCCCGGCAACAGTGAGCACAGCAGAGTTCGCGGTCATCGTTGCAGTGATTGGAGCGCCATAGCCTGCGCGGAATTGCACCATCACATTCGAAGGCACCATACGCGTAGGCGGCCACGGCCGCGCCCATCCGGAATAGATGCGGGCTGGCTGCGTCTCACCGCCGCGCGCGAGCTGGTAGCCGTACTGCAAGCCGTTATTGCCGTATGTCGTATCGAGCGGCAGAGTTTGAACTGCGCCGGCAGTGTCGACATATTTGACGAAATCAATCGACTGGAACGGCGGCTTCGCCAGCGTGATTGTTGGATAGCCGTTCCAGTTGTAGCGCACGTCACTGCCCGGGAAGCCTTCCATGCGCAGCAGCCAGCGTTGCGTAATGAAACAACGGCGCGCATAGCTCTCGCATTCACGGCGAGCGGAAAGAATGAAGGGGCGCAGCTTCTCATTCAAGATCTGCGACGCAGCGCGATCCGAGTCCTGCATGGGACCGAAGCCGAGCTGCAGCTTCAGTTCGGCAAGCGTAATTGGTTCCGCGACAGGGCGCGCAATGAGTACAAGATCAGACATTAGCGGCTCCTTTTGCGGGCGTGTGGCTGTTGCGCGGGAGAGGGTTCGATATTCAAGCCTGGAACAGCATCAGCACTGAGCCGTGGCTCCCTGTTTGCAGTCTCGGCAAATGGATCCTCGCCGCGCCCGTTGGCAATCAACTGCAGGGCAATC